AGACGATATTGGGCAAATGGGAGCGAGCCAGTGGTCATCTATCATTAATATGGTAAGTATGGTCAAATACCCGCTACCATGTGCAGTGGCTGATAAGAAAAACACTAAATATTTTTGTAGTGATTTGATGTTGTCAACAACGAATCAGCTTAGAGATTTACCATTACATAATAATGATGGTATAGCTTGTCCTAGTGCTTTATATCGTCGTTGTTATATTTTGGATTATGCTCAAGTGCATAGTACTATTGTGAATGGAGAGAGTGTGTTGGAAGGTAGAGTTAATTTTATGCATTTTGATTTAGGGTTGAAAAAATATATTATGGCCTTTCCACCAGGTTTCAAAGATTTTATTGAGAAACAAGATATAAATTTGTTGCCATATTGTAATGTCACTGATCCAGCGTATCATTTGTGGCTTTATAAAATTACAACCGCCTTGGTTGCGTATAAGAAAGATATATACGCGAAAGTGAATCGTGATAAAGAGAATTTTCGAGTGAAGTTCCAGGAGGAAATTGAACAGTATAAATTTAGTATGCAATATTGTGTCAGAGAATGTTATAATGATATAAAACATTTTATCTGTGGCGATAACACTTACTATATTAGATTTTTAGTTTCGAGGTTTATGAATTATTATTTTCCCACAGCTAGTAGTGAAACCCACACGGCTGTTTTAGCAGTTACTGTAACTCTTTTGTTTACTTTGTTGTCATCTATGGTAGTTAAGTACACTACTGATTGGTTTAGCAAGTCAAGTGGGGATAAATTTAGCCACCAATCACTATTTCAAGAGCTAACTAGTAAGTTCGAGTCGTCGTTGACACCACCTCGGCATAATGGTACTTCTTTCATTGCCAAAAATTCGAAGATGTTGGTTGTGGAGGGAGTAGTTAATGGTATTTCTGAGAAGAGGTACTGTTGTTGTTTGCTTAGTGGTAAACACATTATTACAGTTGGTCATAGCGTCTCAGGGTTTGATTCTGATACAAAAATATATGTAACGGTATTCGGAGATGTAAAGCAAGAAGTTGTGTGTTATGATAAGGTACCAGTTACTATAGGGTTATTGGATTTAAGTGAAGATTTTAGTATCTTGGTTTTACCGGATAGATTGCCTCTTTATTTTTCTAGTTTGAAGGGTCATTTCTCTATAGATCGAATACGGTATGAAAGTGACTCGCAATTAGTCACCCCGGTTGGTACGGTTGATGTTAATGAGCGTATTAAGTTAGGTGATGAAGGTTCGTACATTGTTGATAAAATAACTAAGCATATGAATAATATATCTGAGAAAACCCATGAAATTTACAAATATCAAGGTGATATGTTGTGTGGTTGCGCACTAGTAGATTCAAAATCACTTGTAGTGGGACTTCACGTTGCAGGTATGCCATCTAAGGATATTGGAGCTGTGCGGGTTTTATCGGCACCCTTAATAGAAAAGATTCGTTTAATTTTGGCTGACACAAGTAATACCTTGAGGTTTGTTGATGCGCAATGGAAGGCTCCCAAACTTAGTAACGTGTCTGTGAACCGCATGGAAGTGGACTTTCCGGCCCATTCTAGTGTTCCAAAGGAAACTAAATTAATACCCAGTCCAATTCATTCTTTCGTGTCAGTCGGGAGAGCACCAGCCAATTTAACATCCCATGGAGTAGGAACAGTTAAGGAGATGGCAAAGAAGAGCTATATGCCAGTAGCTTCAGTAGACCAAAAGTCCCTGGAGTTCGCAGAAGCTTTTGTATCTAATTTAATACCTAGATTTTCACCGTTGAGTGAAAGGCAAGTAGTCAAAGGAGATACCGATTTACAACTCAACGCTATTAATAAGGATAGTAGTAATGGTTTTGGTTTGCCCGGTGATAAGAATGAATATTTGGATTATGATAAAGGAGTTTTCAAAGAGAAGTTAAAAACTTCGTTGAAAGAGTTAGAGAGCCAGTTAGTGAGTGGTAATTTGGAAATTAAAAGAGTTTTGTCCGTGGAGACTTTGAAAGATGAGTTGAGAAATTTAGAT